GAGCGTGCGGGCGCTCACAAGCGAGATTGGGATATGCCCAACGTTGCGATTGGCCCCGGTTTGCAAAGTAAAAATCGTACTTCCGGTCAGGGCGTCGTAGAACTGGAGGTTACCGCTAACCCATCGAGAGTGGACATTTGTAGCTGGCATGGATCGTTACTCCTCTTGGTTGACTCCGTACCCCGGCGAGGCGAGGTTATAGCTCCGGTTGAGCTGTTGGAAAATAGCCGGTTGAACTGTCTGCGCTACACTTAAGTGTCTTATGAGCGAGCGCGGAGTGCTGCGATTGATTTACATCATGCTGGGCTACGGCTTTTTGTGCGCGTGCCGCAGTGATATCCATCGCAGATATCGCTGCGGAGTTGGAAAAAGTGGGGACAGCTAGGGCCGTCCCCAGGGAACCTTAGACGATGGCCGAGTCACTCACCGCAACGGCGTAGCGCGGATTGAAGAGTTGCACCAGGATTCCGCCGAGTACCGGGCTGTTGACCACCTCGGTCGATTTCAGCCGTACGTAGCCGTAGCCGCTGGCCGCCAGCGCCTGCGATTCAATCTCGACTTCGATGATCTTGCTCGAGCCGGCCGTGTCGGTAAACCCGGTCGATGCCGCCGCAGTGATCGCGCCTGGCGTATCGCCCGAAAGTGTCTGGCGATAGTGGAACGGAATCGCGCTTACGTTGGTGGGTACCACATCGTCGCAAGCCTCCACGGTGAAGGTCTGCGTACCCGTGGCGCCGACGCCGATGTGCACCGTGAACAGGCAGTTGTGGTGGTTCTTAAGCTTCACCACATCGCTGTACTGGACCGTATCGAAAACGTCCGCTACCGGGTCCAATCCCTTGACGGCGTGAACAATTGACATTTGCAGCATGATTTATTTTTCTCCTGAAGATTTTGGGAATTGGAAACGGTTAGGCCCTAGTCGATAGCGCAACGAACGGCGAAACGGATGCGGAGCCTTTGAACGGAGTGAGCGCGGCGCTTCGGGCAGTCTGGCCGTCCACACGATACGTAAAACGATAGGTCATCTCGCCGGTCAAGAACTGCACATGCATGGATTCAGCCTGCTGCACTCCGCCCTTGCTGGCGAGCAAGTACTGCGAGAAGTCGGCGAACAGCACATCGCCAACCGTGCCCACCGTGGCGCACTGTTCGACGGGCTGGATCGGCCGGCCGAGCAGCGAGCCGTAGGGGGCGTCCACGGCGCCGTTGGGCGGCAGAAACACCGGAGTCGCGGCGGTGCCGCCCGGCAAGGTCATCAGCATGATCTGGGGCATCGTGTCGTCATTGATGTACCAGATTGCGTTGCGCTTCGAGCGTGCGGGCATGCGGGCATACGCCTTGATGATGTTCTCGTAGAGGATCGAGGCCGCGGCTTGCCCTGTCTCTTTACTGATCGAGACGAGCACGGTGGAGTTGAGCACGCCCGAGGGCTGCCCGCCGCCGACGCCGCGAAAGATCGCGTCATCAACCTTGAATGCCATTTCCTCGGAGAATGCGCCTTGCGCCAAGCGGCCCAATACCGAGGCGTCCTGCACCACTTCGTCAGTCGCATAATACAGCGCGAACAATTTCTTGAGTTCCATCCGGATCTGGCGGAACTTGGGTTTCGTTTCCGTGGTCGTCCCTGCTTCATCAGCCCAATACGCCAGCACGCCGCCAAAGCGGGAGCCATCCACGCGCGACGTCTCGTCGACGCCGTTGATGATGACGCCGTTTGAGTTCGCGCTGATGGGGATTTCCGTGCAGCGTGGCGCGACGATGCCCACCTCGTGCATCTCTTCGAGGATCTGATCGGAGACATCCTTGCCTACCAGGAAGCCGCCCTCGGTGCCCACCTTGTCATTCAAGCCGAGCGCCGCGCGCTGCTGGAGTTTCTGCAGGCGGGGATCAATGGCGCTGGGAACTATGGCCGCCGATTTGACGCACTGCAGGTACTCGCCGCAGGCGCGCCACACGCGATTGCGCCGCTGGACCTTGGTCTCATTCGGCTGCGCTTCGGGGCCGAAGGGTTTGTCCTCGGCGTTGTTGTGAACCTCGACGGCGGCGCGTCCGTCGGTGTGGATGTTGCCCAGTGCGGCCATGCGCTGCTCACGGTCGAGGGTTGCCGTGATGTCGCGGGCCTGGGTTTCAAAAGCATCGAAGGCCGAGACTTCCTCCGCGCTCATCACGCGGCCCTTGGCTTTTTCCATGATGGCGCGCGCGCCGACGATGGCGGAGTTGCGGTCCTGCTGTAGTTGCAAAGTGCTGTTCATGTGTTTGTTGTTCTCCTACCGTCTTTCGCGACGGCGCAAAAGTGATTTGTGAAGCGGCTTGAAAAATCTGTGGTACAAAAGTGACGGAAGTTGCAACCCTGAAGCTTGCCGACTGCCCGGAACTATTCATCAAGGATTTGGAATTGCGGCGCGTCTATATCCTGATTGGCCGCAAGTTTGGCGCAACGTTCAACTACATGGGCGCTCTCGATACTCCGGTGGGTGCGGTCTACCACTTCCACGGCCCGCGCGCCGACTTGGATGTTATCTTGCGCGAAAGGCCTGACAAATCGGGAACGCTGGAGGATGGCGCCGGATTAAAGGTCACTATCCGCAGGTATTCAGGGCTGGACGCATAAGTTATAGCGAGAGCAAACGCAGCCGAGCCCCGTACTGCTGGTGTTGGGCGGCGATGGCTTGCTGCTCGACGACTGAGGCTGTGGTCGACTGATAGGCGACGAGGCTCATGACTGATGCCTCCACGAGCTGCGCCCTTTCTATCACGCGAATCTTTTGTGATCCTTCATAGATCCACCTGGATTTCAAAATGTAGAATGCGGCGGAGCTTTGGGTGATGTCGCCGCGGCGCATGGATACCAACAAATCATCGGCCCATTGCGTCTGAGGCGCCTGAGCCGTGAAGCAGACGCCGCCCTGCTCGAAGAATCTCGCTGTGCCTGCCGATCGCCGTCCGAGCACATAAGCCGTGTCGTGATTATTGAGAGCCCGGAAATCATCCTGTGAAGCCAGCGATTCAGCGAAGCATCCTGGCTCATAAATCTCCTTGAAGCTTCCGAGATCGTCGGAAAGTTGCCCGTAGGGTACAACTAGGCAAGAGATTTCCCGCGCTGATGTAGAATTCGGGCTTGCGAGTTGGGCGCGGGCTGTGCGCAGGGCCAACACGGGGAGTCCGGGCCCGGACTCCAGATCAGCCCAGCCCAGCGAATGCGGCCTGGTGGCTATCAGCGCTAAGGTGGCGATGTCCGATCTGGCGGCTGTCCAATGATCGAGCTCGCCACCCTGCCCTAGTGTTATCGATAGCAATGGAACAGAAGCGGCAGTGGGTAACTTGGCTGTTCGCTCAATCTGCAACAGGGCCGCCATATCATTCAGCGCATCGTTGAGCCCGCCGATCTTGTCCGCCAGTAGCGGGATGGCCTGCGCGCCGAAATAGCAACCGGCCTGCGTGTCGATCAGCGCCTGAGCGCCAACGTTGCGGTTCTTCGCCACGAGCGTAATGAACATATCGCGGATGCGATCCACCTCCGCCTGAGCCGCCGCGCGCGCTTCGTCCGACAACGGCGCGTGCGGATTGCCGTCGATCTTGCGGTCGCCGGCAAAGATGAAGTTATACTTAACGCCCTGTTTTTTGTCGTACTCGCTCTGATCGACATACAGGCAATAGCAGCCGATAGAGCCGACGCCACCCGTCGATGTCACGTAAAGCCGATCCATGCAACTCGCCAGCGCGTAGGCCGCCGAGTAGGCTGCATCGTTTGCCACGCCGTACATCGGCTTCTGGCCGCGCAGTGAAGTCAGGAACTCGCAAAGTTCGAACATCCCGGAGACTTCGCCGCCCGGACTGTCGAAGTCGAACACGAGGCCCTTGCACTCCGGATCCTCCATCGCGTCCTCAACGCACTCGCGGATATCGCCATAGCTAGTCAGGCCGCTCATGGCGTCCATGCCAGTCGAGCGCTTTACCAGCGTGCCGTAGACCGGGATGACGCAAAGCCCGTCCGCCATGCCGGGAGTGTCGTTGTCATCTTCCGTGTCTGGCGCCTCCGGTGGACTGTCGAACATGCCGGCGTCGATGCCCAGTCGCTCGCGCAAGCCGTAGAGGATCGCGCTGGCCTTGGCCGGATGGATCAGTAGCGGGGTATTCCAGATGCGGGTAGCGAGATGCGGAGATCTTTTCATATTGGATCTTTGGGCGATAATGGGCAATGGGCCGCGATGAGAATAACTGTCTACCATCGTCATTACGGATGTGAGTCTGGATGCTGCGGCCACGCCGTCGACATCGACGGCAAGGAAACTGAGTTTGTGTTTGCGCATCCAGTGGATCGGTCGAAAGACAATATCAAAAGGTTTGCCGAGAACTTGATTACGCGCCTGTACGGGGCCGAGCATGTGAAAGATTTGGACTGGACCGGCTGCCGAATAGATGACGATTAGGCCGGGCTATTGCGTGATTTCTTTGGCTAGTCCGTTCGGCTTCACCGGCGGCGCAACGGAGCCCGTGGCTTTTGGCGGCTGGTAGTCGTCGCCTACCGGAACCATGGCGCTCTGCTTCCAGGGCTCGTTGGCCAGACGATTCTTGAGGGGGTTGTACCCGAGCTTTCTGCGCGCCTCGTTCTGGAGTAGGATGCCGTTGTTGACGGTGGATCCAAAGAAC